GTAACTCTCTTATAATTTCAGCCATTTTGGCCGTTGCTGAGAGAGCACAAACCCCCATCATTAATATCGCCGACGACCCACACCGTCTTATCGCCCGAGCCATTCAAGCTCATATGTCCCGTTGCCTGCCGCCAGCTGCCTTGCAAGCTCTCAACTTGCAGCCTGCTATCCAACCCATCACTGGTAGGGCAGACAACTTCAACATGCCGCGCGACAATACGGCCCAATATTCAGGCACCCTCCCCAACTTTGTGCATAACACCCCCAACCTTGCACTTAACATTCGTCAGCAGCGCTCTACTCTGGACAAGACTATCGCTCCGGACACTAAGGCCTTCCGCAGTACTCGCGCCCGTATAACCCACACTTTACGCCACCGCGTTGCGGTTACTCAGGACACCGTTTTGCCCAAAGCTAGTCCCCCAACTGAGGTTCCTCCCGCCCGCCCTGCTCACATAGCTGACCCAGTTATAGGCCAACACCCAGTTCGCTTCCAGTCCGCTCGTGAAGTCCGCGTTCCCGGCCGTGGCCTAACCAACCAAGCCACTCTCAATGGCAGCCACCTTGGCCTCACTCATTCTGAGCGTGATCGCGCTACTCGCGTTTGGTCCGAGCGTGAGCGCATCCAGTCCCGGCAAGCTGAGGTCCTCCCCGTCCATAGAGAGCGTTCCCAGGTTCTTTGGGACGGCCTTTCAAAGTTCGTTGATCTCCAGCCCCATCAGCTCAACGAAGGACTTCTCTCCCGCTGTGTAGATGAGTGCCTGGCCTCCTGGCTTTCTGGTCGCACCCAAAAAGACGTTGAACGTGCTGTTGAAAGAGCTGCCCCCGACTGGTCTCCCCGAGTGCACAAGCTTTTCCTCAAGTCTCAACGAGTTAAGAAACTTCCTAAAGCTTTTTCACCGGCCGGGAAAGGTCAGATTGTGACCGACGTTTCCCACGCCAAGCTCTTTCATGACTCCGTTTGGGCACTGTACGTGGAGAAGTGTTTGATTCGCCAGGCCCATGGCAACGTCCACCTTCACTTTCGCAAGTCCATTGCTGCCACCAAGACCTGGTACCGCCGTTACTGGAACCCTCACTCAGCTGTCACCTACTGTGACTATACTGGTTGGGACTCCGGCGTGGATGAGTCTTTCACGCTTCTCTACGCTCGTCTTCATCGGTCAATGGGTGTACCCGCCTCTGTGGTGGAGCGCTTCGTCCACGAGCGCCACAACGCGCGAACTTATTTGGGCCCCTTCCCTGCTATGCAAGCGTCCGGTGACCGGTACACTTTAACGCACAACACTGTCGGCGACCTCGCCTTAGCTGGTGCCTCATTTGACGTTCAACCAACCACCTCCACCATGGTTGTTGGTGACGACATCCTCTTTTGTGGAGCCCTCACATACCAGAGCTTAGACGTCAACCGGCAATTTGTTCCCAAGGTCACCGTGGCCGACACTGGTGAATTTGCAGGCCTTGTTGCGGGTGAACAGAACCTTTACGTCGACCCCGCAACTCTCCTTCACCGCGCCACCATTGCTGTTGAAGATAATCGCAGGGACTACGACTACTGGGAGTCCATCTCTTTCCAGCTCCGCTTTGCTGACTCCGGCTCGTTTTACGACAGCGAATATTATGATGCTTGTTGCACACTTATTGACGCCGTTTACCGTGATTTCAACCTCCCCCCTTCCCGCTTCCCTGTCGTTTTTGCTTAATTATTCCTTTCCTAGCCCGAAGGCTCTAAACTACTGTGGGTTTAAACAAACTCTATTAAAATCCCC